TCTATCTCAAAGCACTTCTCTATGATGTGCATAAAGGGTTTAAGTTCTGGTTTCATTAGGTATATCCTCCTGTTCGTCTGTATAACCTTGTGCCGTACATTCGCTGCACTGGATCACATTTTCATCAGCATCAATGTAGTAATGATTTCCCTGACAAATACTGCATACGCTTTTTTCTACTTCTTGCATTAGTTCCTCCTAACTTATGTAATATTTAGCTTTGTTTCTGTTTTTGTATTTATGAACAGAAATGATGCTTTTAATATTTTCTTCTACTGTGTAGGCGTTCTTCCATTGATGTGGAAATTTATCAAAGTTTTCTACAAACTTATAAACATCAAAATCTTGTTGCCTTCTAAGTTTGAGTAATCCTCTAATAAAATAAATCCTATTCCAGATTTTCTTATCTATCTTAGAATTTTTAAGCATCAATATTTGACCTCGTACTTTTTCATAGACGCTATCTGGTATTTCTAACTTTCCATTTCTAAAATCAAAATAAGAATTTCTGATTTGTTCTTCGCCAGATGATAGATAACTACAGGCTTCAATCGCAGTTGAATGAGATACGCCAAGATCAATTAATTGAAGATACTTTTTATAATCCGCTGTATTCTCTGATCTTACTGATAAAGCATATCCGATATCTTTATTAGTCCAATTCTTTTGAACTGAATTGATATCTCTTACCATATCAACAAGAGTATCATTATCTGTATGTCTGATGATGTATCTAATTGGAATACCAAGAGCCATACAAGCATGAACTCTGTGCTGCCCATCAATTACTTCACCATATTGATTAATAACAACTACATTGATCTGACCATACTTCTTGATGCTCTGAATAATCTTAGCAACTTTTGCTGATTTGATTTTTGCATTACCATCAAAAAATTTGAATTGCTTGTAGTCATTAGTAGTCATTACTTTATTTTCCATAGCCATAATAAGTTCCTCCTTATTTAATATTTAGCGTTAGGGGTTTTCTTGTAGTGTTCTACAAATGCTTTTACCTTTACATAAAAAGGTGCATCATACCCATCTGTTATTTTATCAATCTCATTACATAACTCTATTGGTAGAGCCTTTGTAATGAACTGATCTTTGTTTGGCTTCTTGCCATAGATTAGTTCTAGTTTAGTCATTTGTTCTCCCTTCAAGGAATTGTTTGATTTCTCTAGTGTGATTGTTCTGATCAAATATTCTGTTCATAAAACCTACACTAGCTTGGTCTGCAGGATTAAGAAAATTCTTAACCCATACTTTTGTTAAGTCTTTAGGATTAGATAACCTATTGAAAAGTTTGTCTGCGTCTTTCTTATAGAAAGATTTTGACTTACCTGAGAATAACGCAACTGCTAAATAGCTGCGTTCATTCTCCTTAACAAAAACTGTTGTGTCTAAAATATCGCTATCGTTTAAATAGCCAAAGTGCATAGTCCAACTCATTTTAATATCTCCTTAATGAAATAAAGTAGAAAAGCAAATGCTCCTAAGTGAACTAGCACTGTGATTAGATCGTGTATCATTATTTACCTCCTTCTGGAACAGTTGTTGCTTCTAAGAATAATTCGTTAGTTTCTTTAAAAACATTTTGCCCTGCTTCAACTTTATATGACATATTGAAAACTCTTTTTGGTTTTGCATAAACATACTGACAATCATTATAGATAGCATTTCTAGTAATTCTGTTATGAACTTTACGGAAATTACTTTTATCTAATTTTTCTTGATCAGTGTGTTTAATAACCTGCTCTAATTTGATTGGATTATATTTAGAAGAAAAACCATAACCTGATTGTTGAAAAGTCTGACCATAATTTTTACTTCCCTTATACACAACCTCATACTCAGTAATTGCTAAATTAAAAAACTGATAATTATTTTTAGTATTTCTGGTTGTGATTACTTCATCATTGATGATGATCTCATATTTGTTCTTAGTCATTTTAAGTTCTCCTGTATTCATAGTTAAAAGTTTTAATGGATATTTTATAATTCGTCAATAACTAAATTATAAATAATTAATATATCTGTAGGTATTGTTTTTTGGTGATTATCCTATATCTAGGAAATATCTTATTTTTACACAAATAAGTTCCTCCTGTAGGGGTAATTGGGCAACTGATTACCCCTTTTTACATTCTAGGGTATAATCTCAGCTATTTAGATTAAAAGGCTACTGTATAGTCTTTAAAACGGGTTTTTTGGGGGTTTTAAATGGCAGTTCCCACCTCACTTCTCTGATTATGGTAGACTTGAGGATTAAATGACCTGATCCTGCACAATCATCACCCCACATGGTAATTAGCTTGTATGAGATATCATCTTCTTTATAGAGTTTGCCGCATACCTTCATAATGTTTTTTTGAGTTTGTAAGTCTTGATCTAATTCTTCATAAGTCTGCCAAGAATTAGTAGATGAACAGTGGTCATAAAATTCACAATAAATGATTGTTTCAGATTTTGGTTTCATTATAATTTTTTGTAATTAACAAATTATAAGGAGAGCCAATGGTGTAAATATTATCTTCGCAAAAAATCACTAGATCAAAAGGCAAGGTGCTATTATTCATCTTGCCTTTTTTATTTTCCCTATCCTTAATTTTGGCTTCTTGATTTTCATCTTACCAAAAGAAAGTTTTTTAAATGTTCTACCCTTACTACCAATTATTCTTGGTTTAATTAAAACTGATAGTGATGAGGTAGTAGTGAACATTAGTGCATTAATCCATGACCAAACCAAACAACCAAAATTATGATTGCTAGTTTCCATAGATTACCCCAAGTCCAATAAGGATCTAGTTCATCTAGTACCCAGTTTACTTTATCCATTAACCATTCTTTCATTACTTACTCCTTCTTAAATTTGTCAGCTATCTTCTCGCCTGACCGCCCAACAATATACCCACCAACACCGACCAAAACAATATTTAATAAATTATTCTGTACGCTCTCAGGAATGTTAGGTGCAGTAAATCCAAACCAGTGAGCAACTACTAATCCTGAGAATATTAACATCAAGATAGGTCGCCAGTTTCTTTGTAGCCAACTACCATTAGCTTCTGCCGTAATTACTTTGGCTTGTGCTTCTAATTCTTTTAACTGACCAGATATTAATTGTTCTTGAATTTTTTGTTTGATCTTTTCTGCTTCTGCTTTGTTGTCTATCGTTTTATCAATCGTACTAAATAAAGTTTTGATCATGGGTGCAGCTGCACTTAATAAACTAATCATGCTAAACCTCTCATTCTCTTGGCTAGTCTTTTTGATCTGTTCGGTAGTTGCCTTGCCCACAAGCTATCCAACATTTCTATTGATGCCATTTTATATTGTTTAGCTAACAAGGCTTGTCTGAACTTCTGGAACTTCATTAGTTTTGGTAGTCCAAGATTAAATGCCATATCAATCACAATCTCAAATGCTTCTTCATGGATGTCATCCCCATCAACAAACTTCCTCGCATCATCAATAGCTTGATTTAAATCAGTGATAAATATCTGATCTACTTCTAATGATGTTAATTCTTTATCTATTAAATATTCCTCATCAGGTATTTTAATCAAATGACCTACGCCTATAGTCCAGTTATTCAAAGTATCCTTATAGGCAGTATGCCTGATCCCTTCTGATAAGATGATATCCCTTTTAATTCTGTCTATGTTCATTTCTTTCTCACCTTCTTAACCTTTGGTAATAGTTCCGTCATTACCTTACTGAGATCCTGCTGCAACACATTTAAATAACCAATGTGTAAATCTAAGCTATTGCGTTCTGTGACCTCCGCTAGTTCTTCGTTAGTCATTGTCAATCTTATCTGGTTTCCCACTTTTATGATCCTCATATATAGATATTTTTATCCCAAGATCCATTCTTCTTCAATACCATTGGTGTAATGCAAGGAATACCATCTGTGATCAAAGCACAACTTAATATGGGCTTTGCTACATTTACTTTCATATATGCCATAGCCAAACTATCTTTATTGACAAGGCATCCTGTAGAGATACCCCAATTCAGGGAATAATCATTGGCTACATATTTAACTTCTGAAACTGTGTGAAAATGCCCTTGAACGCAGCACATACTAGTTTCCCTGACTGCTTTAGCAATATCTTTGGAAAATTGATGGGCGAACATTACCCTATTCTTATCTGTATCAATGAAGTGTTTATCTTTCCATTCCCAACCCTTACCTACCTCTAAAATATCATTATAGGGTTTAATAAATCTCCTAGACATTTTACTAGCTACGGCTCTACGCAAGACTAAGCTGCCATGATTACTTTCTAGTAAGGTCATTTTAGGAAATATCTTTTCTAATCTTTTAATCCATGACTTAGTGATTTCTAATTCATCAAAGGCACTTGGTAGATCAGGATCAACACCATGAAAGTTCTGAGAATGATAATCAGCTTCATCTCCAATATGAACTACTGTGTCAGGCTTATAATATTTATTAAGTTTAGCTAAGAACTCTATGCAGTCTGGATGACTATAAGGGAAATGAGTATCACCAATGACTAGGATTTTTTTATGACTGCTCATACTCTGTTGCGTCTATACAAGCAAATTGATATTTGCGAATATCATATTCATCTAAGATTAACTTTAATGAATCTCCTTGTAATTTGCAATCGTCTGGTGATTGGTGTTTTTGACTGATTGTGACACATTCCCCATTAAGGCAAAACCACCCTAATAGGTAAATGACCTTTAAAGTCACTTGATAACACCTAGCAGCTTCGTGAAACCTACAAGTATTGCAGTCACAGTTCCAATAACTACTAGAACTTTTAAACCGCCTTTGGCGTATTTAATTGATGTATCTAAATCTTCTATTTTCTTATTAGCGTTATTTAGACCTTCTGTAAGATGATCTATTTTTTCTTCCATGACTGTTAGCTTGGTAATTAATACTTCTACCTTTTCACCAATCTCTAACTTTGTCATGTTAGCCATTATGCACCTAACTCGCCTATTTTAATTTGTGCTTGTTTTTCAAATGTTTCTGCAATCTCAATATCTTTAGCATATTTTTCTTTGTATTCTGCTTTTGCTCGTTGCTTTCTTGCTACGTCATCCATAGTCATACCTGATATTTCTCTGTGTAAGTCTTGATTTTTTTCTGCCCAATTATCTAATCTTTCAAGATAGAGTTGCTCTCTTATTTTGTATTCTTTGATTTCTTCTTTTGCTTCTCTAAGTTCTTTTTTTGCTTTTTTTAGTTGGTCTTGTAGTTCTTCTTGTGTTGCCATAATTAGCCTCCTTATTTACAATCTGTTTTACCTGCGTTATGAGGTAGATCACAACTTTCTGGTTGTATCATTCCTAAGAAAAATTCTATCTGAACTAACTTATTTTCCAAGTTTAAAATACTCGCCTTAACATCATACAAGTTAGATATGTCATTTACCTTCTTTTCTAGTTTGCTCATCTTTTCCATGTGTAATTGTTGGTCTGACCAGATTTTACCTGCTATAAAGACATTACCAATTAAGGCACTTAATAGACCTAGAACTATTCCGATTGTTTTAAGATTTATATCTACTTGCATATTTTACCCCTAAGAATATTAACACTGCACCTAATCCTGTGGCAAGTGCTTCTGTTGTTGCACCCCCAAAATGAGTAGGGTGGGTTAATAAATCTGCTGATGTTGTACAGGCAAAAATGACAAATGATAAGATAATTTTATTGTCATAGTGTTTTTTCAATAAGGGAATAAAAGATAAAACCATAGCAAGAAATCCTGTGAGTATTCCTGTCTTTAATGCAATTAAAATATGTTTGGGAGTTAGTGCTAGAATATTCCCTTGTACCATTAGAACAGCACAAGGGATAGATGCTTCATATACCCTCTTATAGAATATACGAAGTTTTTGCATTTACTTATCCTTTTTGGATAGTTCTTTAAATTGATTAACATAATGGTCAGATAGAATATCTAAATCTGCCATTTGAGATTGTAAGTTATTTTTAGATTGTTGAATTTGAGCAAGTTTACCAACAAGAGCCACTTGCTCATCATTCATTTCGTCTTTTTTATATTCTTTTCCGTCAATGGTTATATCAGACATCTTTACTCCCCTAGATATGTTTGACCTGCACTGATAGCTGAATTTGCATCAGTCATATCTTCAGAAGTCCAGAAATCTTTAGCAACCATAAGTTCTAAGTGACGAACATTTCTATCTACACAATCGTTTTTATCTTCTTGCTCGGCATCTGCCATTTCTGAGCCGTCAATAATACCATTGATAAGATTAACACTGTCACCCATAGCTGAATAGTGTTTCGCTATTTCTTCTGCTGTTAATACTTCATCTTCCATATTTTTACTCCTTAAT